CTTTTGCCTGTACCGCCTGTACTTGTTTCTCTCCCTCTGCGGTTACGTTACCAGTTTGCTCTGCTCCCTTGTCTGCAACTGCCTTTATAGCCTCTGCCTCTGCGGTATTTATTGCATTTACACCCTGTGTTTTTGCAGTGTTTACACTTTGTATCGCCTGCTGTGCTGTGTTTCCAAACCCCTGTACAGTCTGTTCCACAGAGGATTTATCCTGTCTAACCTGTGTCGCTAGTCTCTCAACTTCCGTTTTGTCTCCTGCTGTCTCTAAAGCGTGTTGCTCTGCCTTTCCCTCTGCTGTCTCTGCCCCGGCTTGTGCTTGTAGAGCAGCTTCTTTCGCCTGTTCTGATTTTTGCTCGGATAACAGAGCATTTGTTGCGGCGGTCTGTGCCTGTTCTTTATACTCTTTTACAGCCTGTACCTGTTCTCCGATGCCGGATACGGATTCGACCATTTCTGCAATTGCCGTTCTATCTTCTCCGGTTTTAATTGCATCGGCTTTCGTTTGCTCTGCGTGTTGTGCTGCTTTCTGTTCTGCTGATTCTGCACGTTCGGCGGATTCATTTACTGTTTTAATCGCCTCTTGGAATAGTTTGGTATCTTCGGGTGCTGTAAAGTTTTCCGGCTTTGATCTGGCAAGCACGTTCAGCGCAAATTTTTCAACCGTCTCGCCGGATGCATCGTCTCGATTGTAGATAAAAACATAAAACGGATAATCCACCTCGAAATCATTATTCTCCAGCATCACATCTGGAATTACTACATCCGTTACACCGTCTTTTGTTACACCAAACCTTGGCATAGCGTCCGCGCCAGTCTCTTCAAGCGCAAATTGTATCTCTTGTACTTTATTCAGATTTCCGCCTTGTATTCGTAATACCTGTCCGTAATCATACTGCCACAGCTTTCCGGCAAGTACTTTTCTTGTGTTGTAATCTATTGTGATCATACTATGTTTCACCTCATTACTGTTTCATTTGTTTCTCTACCTTCTGTCTCCAAAGTTTCGGAACTTCTTCAATGCTCATCAAATTCTTTTTAATTTTGTCAATGTAAAAATTCACCATTACATATTTCCTCCATCAGATAATTCAGATACAACACTTCCCAAATCTTCAATCGCCCCGTCTTGAATATTCTGTCCTGCTTCCAATGCGTCAAGGCGCTTTTCAACATCCGTTTTCTCTCTAACAGAAAATGATGCTGTCACCGCTCCATTTACTGTATCCACTTCTTTAAACATTGGTCGTTCAAGAATCATATCTGTATACTTCCCGGTTATATTTTCTCCTGATACAAATTGCAACGCATCAAGATTTCCTTGTTTTTCTAATTTTCCCGCTACTTCCTGCAACTCTGCAAAATTGGAAACTTCCGCTACAATATGATTTAATGTAGATCCTTCTTTGATTTTCACTTCCGATTTGTCGTTTAAAATTAATTTCTCCATATTCTTCCCCTTTTTTTATTTCCACTTTCCGGCCACGTACGCATCAAGATATGTAGTCTTTGCCTTATCCGCGCCAATCTGGATTATATACCCGTCAATCCCGCCTTTATTCGCATTCAAAGACGGACGTGCCGCCCAAACTACTCCATTATTCATCGCGCTTGTTTGTATATTGTAAATTTCCGTAGCAGTAATACCAAGATTAAAATTGGTATACCTTGCATAATGCAAATCTGTACTTCCAATTTGAGTAAATTCAAGGCTTGTGTTTTGTATAGATGTTTTCGCCCATGCTTCAAAAACGCCATTATTATATTTTTTAATATATCCATTTTGAGTTTTAATGATTTCGTAGGATTTTTCTTTTAACTCGACAATATTTCCATTTATTTCTTTCCCCTGTCTTGCATCAAGCGCATATCCTTCTTCCGTAGTAGTCAAGTTATTTACCACATTATTTTTATCTAGCTTTGCCTCATTAAGAGCCTTGCCCTGTCTTGCATCCAAAACATGAGATGAATCGCTTGTTGTAAGATTGTTTGCCACATCTTTTCCCGCTGCACTCCCAAGTGTAGGCTTATCCAATAAATCACTGTAACTTCCAGTAAATGCAACTGTTTTCAAATCCGTAAAAAATTTCTTTATCTTTCCAAAGATTGTTGCACAACTTTCCCCAGATTTTATATTTTCTCTTTCAAGTGCTTCCGTAAACGAAACTGTTGAGCCGGCATTTATATTTCCCTGCTCTCCTTGCGGTCCCCGTTGTCCCTCAGGACCTTGATCCCCCTTGTCCCCTTTTGGTCCTTTCGGTCCCGCAACATTTCCAATTAAAACTTTCGGCATAACCCACCTCTCCCTATTATCATTCTATTTCGTAATATAAATTACCGCTGTCATCTAGGCTGAAATTCGGTGCATCCGTAGCGTCTGCATAATGTACATATAAATTTCCTTTATCATCAACACTTAACGCTGTAAAGCCTTCCACTGGAACCGTTACACCGCTTTCCCCCGTATCACCTTTCTCACCTTTTTCACCCTTGTCTCCTTTTGGACCTTTTTGTCCCTCAGAACCTTGTATTCCCTGCTCTCCTTGCGGTCCATTAAAATCTCCATTTTCTAATTTTCCCTCAATGTAAGCGGTAATATATTTTGCTGCCTCTGTAGCAGCTCTTATCTCTTCCGTAAATTCTTTTTCAATTTCGTCTGTTATATCTTCTATGTTTTCCTGCATATCTTCGAATGTTGCCATGCGCTTCGTATCTCCTGCGCGGAAACATATATATACAGATTTTCCATCTTTACAAAATGGATCATCCTGAAGAACGATAGCATATTCCCCAGGAAGGAGTTTTGTTTTATCTAATTTCCCATAAGGACCTCTCCTGTTTTGTACTGCCATTCTTTCTTTCCTCCATTATCCCGGTATCCATCTGACAAACGATACTCCCTTGTTTTGTTCCGGATATCGTAATACATATGTCCAAGGAAAATTGTAGTACCCATGTACCCATATTTCTTTTCCTGTCTGATCTCCGCTTGCACCACCTGTAATCCCGCCAAACTCATTTTGACTTGCTTCGACAAGTTGTCCATTCCCAATATGCATTGCCGTATGACTTCCAGGACGCAATAAAATATCTCCCCGTTCCAGTCCTGAACCACTTGATAAACTTACCTGACTTGTTACATCCACAAAACCGGCATTAGTAAAAACACTGCACATAGAACCTGTCGCTGGCGTGTATCCCGGTCGAGTATTTAATCCGGCATTGTGATATGCCCATGATAAAAAAGAAGAGCAGTCGTAGTTTGGTCCATCTCGACTGCCCTGATCATATCCGTGACTATTGTCATTTGCAATTCCAATAGCCCAATTTACTGCTGTTTCTATTACTGACATTTGTTTCCTCCTCTCTAAAAAGTACTGCCTGATGCTGTTCTTCCTCCAACAAGGATTCCACTTTTGAACTGTAGATAACTTCCATCACTGAATTCTGCTGTTCCTGTTTTTCCCCCGCTGATAGAAATATTATCAGCACTTAACGATAAAAATTCTCCACCACCGATTGAACAAGAACCTTTGCCCCTACCATTAACCAACATAATATTCCCATTCTCCGAAAGAGTTAATCTAGGTGGGTTACTGCCTACTAACACATCTATCGTAATTCCACCATTGATGTACGAAATTGCACCCGTTACTTTTCCCGCTTTGTTTTTGATATATATATAACCGTTTTCTACAATAACAGAGCTTCCGTCCGATGTGTTTTTACTCTCAAATCTTCCACTTGCACTAACCCCTTTGCTATCCCATCTGCCAATTTCATTTCCTGACGCATCCTGAATGGTCATCTTCCCATTCTGGTTATTATACCCGCCGAGAGTAAGTGTTCCAGCATGGATCCAATCACAATTAATCCCAATTGCAGAAAGTACATTTACAACTGCATTTCCGGAAGAATCCATTCCGGCATTCCAAGTTTTTCCACCATCCGTAGACACGGCAAATGCATTAGCTGTCATTTTCCATATAGTCATAGATTCCTCTAATGTTGGCTTGTCATGCATGTAATAAATGATCGAACCGTCCTCTAATTCCTCTGCGGTTTTGTAGACACCAAAAGACTGAGTGATAAGATTTGTAAGCGCCTGCACCGCCAAATCATACTCTGAGATTTGCGCCTGTGCGTTTTTTCGAGCTGCTATAATCGCCTGCGTCATCTCTGTATATCCCTTCGCACTATTTTTAGACGGTGTTTCTGCATCACAAGACACACTCATAAATCCACCCAAATTAAAAGTGAGATTCGTAATAAAACAATGGTATGTATTCTGTTTACGATCAGTCACATATGCTAAGTCTCCCGCCTCAATCGTTGGGTCTGAGAGTGCCTGCGTAGACATTGGACGGAATCTTAATCCTATCAGTTTACTTCCCAAATACGATGCAATCTTTTCGGCATCGCCCTTTTGAATAAATTTGTTCCCCGAAATAGAAAGTACATAACCTTCTGTCCCATTTAGAACCGTATTCTTTTTTTCTTTTTCTGTTTCCGCAAATTCTTCTGTTACGCTTACTCCGGTTATTACTACATCATCCGTACACACACTGAATCCGTTCAAAGAATATAAATGGTGATAAAAGTCTAAATCGTCAAACGTGCCACCATCTGCACTCACGCCACTCGAATAATCATCAAAGTTTCCACCATCCGCTTGATCTCCTGACGTATACTGTGGGGTTCCATCATCAAATATACCACCGTCAAGATTATCATTCTTTTCAAAAATCGTTTGTTCAAACCATCTGATTTCCAACCTTCCATAAGTATCACATCTTGCAAACCCACAAGATAGTTGTGCAGCATAAGCAAGTACCTGTCTACAAGTCAACGCCTCATCTTCCGGTCGTTCTTTTATTTCAAGATTGTAATTGCTAAATGCAGGTGTATTTAATTGCACACCACAATAATTGCAAATATCTCTCACAATCTCTCCTAATGTTGCTGGATACGGAGTTTTCACTTCCTTGTAATCCATATCAAACTTCGACATATAATCAAGACATTCCAGCGTAATTGTTGTCCCATTATAGCTAGGTTCATCCACAATAAAAACGCCTTTTCTTATTTTCTCGATTTTCCCACTATCTAATTTTAATCCAAGATGCACGGTGACAACAGCACCGTCAAAATCATACTCCGAAAACTTATCATAAATATTGTTCAGCGTTACTGTCAGTTTATTTATGATGCAACTTCCAACCGTGAATTGATTGCTCGCTGTCACTCCATCAGAAATTTTCAGTCCATTTTCCCACAAGTCAGAGTTATCTAATGTTTCTATCTTCGTTCCATCTTTCAGCGTAATATCAAGATATATAAGAAAATTTCTTTTATCTGATTCCATTTTTTGCTTGAATTCATTTGAAACATTAATCATTGTACTACCTCTCTATCAAATCAAAAGATATACTTTCATATCTCTTGTTTCCTATCGTCCATATTTTCACAGGGGCTGACCTGTCTCCCACGTAAAAAGTTCTTGTTTCATCAGTTCCACTCATGGCATCCGGATAAGTAACTTTTATATACTCCGGATTAAATGCTTTCAATACTTTTGAAGTTTCTTCTCTTGTCAGCCCTTTCCACGAAAGAGAAATCTTTCTTTTTTGTCCAACTCTGTTTTTGTGCATAACCGTATCCTGCGTTCGTCCTGCTGCACTGTCCGAGATATCTTGCAATCCCCAATTAAAAGAGGATGGCGTTTTTACCGCCACCCCATCTACTGAAATCATCGACATTTTATCACCTCTTGCTATACAGGTATCACTACACTGTATCTTCTATCTGTCTTTTCTTTGCCCTTTTTTACTGTTTGATACAATGTTTCAGAATCACAAATAATTGTCAATTCCACAACCGGAGCACCTGTTGATTTTCCACCAAAAGCCATCGCCACATCTGCAAAAGCACCCGCAACCGCACCTTGAACACCTGCTGCAATGCCAGATACAATTTGATTGTTATTAGCTACAACATTTCGATTTCCCATGCGCCCTACAAGCTCCGGTCCACTTTCTCTCGCAACAAACATTTCTCCTGTGCTTGGAAATCCTCCTTTTTCATACCATTCGACTCCAATTTTAGGAATCGGGGTAGATATACCTGCAATTTCCACATTTCCAGTCTTCTTAAAATGCGGCGTTGGAATATCAATCGATAAGAATCCATCTATGAATGACTTAATTGTATCTTTTCCTATATCCCATAGACTTCCAATTGCATCTTTAATTTTCTGCGGCAGCTCTGCGCACCATTTGAAAACATCTACAATCTTATCTTCCAATCCCTGTAATAAGCCTTGTACAATATAATTTCCTTGTTCTTGCATCACTTTCGACGGAGAATGTATTCCAAATGCTTTTTTAAACCCGTTTACGAATGGATCAAAAATATTTTCTTTAATCCATGTCCCAATTGATGCCATTGCATCCCAAATTCCTTTTAGAAGCCCCTCTATCGTAAATTGCCCATCTTCATACGCCGTTTCTTTCCACCAGTCAACAACAGATGTCCAAGCATCTTCAATTAATCCGTACAAGAACGCCGCAAGACCTCCAAGCGCTGCTCCAATTCCTTCGAATACTCTCTGTGTAATTCCCGACCAATCAATCGTTCCTATGAAGTCTGCGATTTTTCTTCCAAGTTCTGCCCAATCTGTATTTTCAAAGAATTCTATAATTGCATCAAGAATCCCTTTTACTCCATCAGATAATCCTTCTGCAGCCTTTGTCCATTCGATTTCTCTTATACTTCCATTTAAAAAATCCGAAATTGCTCTTCCAAATTTTTTCCATTCAAAAGTCGTCACAAATTCATATGCAAAATCAATTACGGTATTGATTCCGTTTGCAAATGTACTTCCTACCAACTCCCAATCAGTAGTTGAGATGAATCCATTCAGGAACGTTGCAATGCTTTTTGCTATTTTTGATGCAGTTTCTCGTATTTTTCCCCAAGGAATACTATTTAATGCAGCATTTAGTTTTTCTCCTACAATAGACCCGATTTCTGTAAAATCTGCCGTTTTCCACGCTTCTTTGATTCGTTCTGCAATACTTTTGAATTTGCTATCAACTTCTACCGTTTCAAACATTTCTCCTGGAGAAATACCACCATCAAGTTTCCCTGAATTTTCTTTCGAATTATCATCCAGCTTATTCAGCTGATCGAATCCAAGCACCGATCTCTTTGCTTCTTCTCCTGCCTTTTTCGCTGTCTGTGCCGTATCTTTTAATGACTCTGCGTAATTTTGCTGAACCTTTTTTGCCTTTACAAATGTTCCTTTTCCCGTCAATGCAGCCATCAATTGGCCAACTGCATTTGCTACAGAGATAATCTTTTGTATGAATGTGTTTAATATCGGAGCTACGACATCTAGTATTGGTGCAAATGCTGCTGCCAAACTATTTTTCAATTGTGTCAAACTAGACATCAGCATCGAAATACTATTGTTTGTACTGTCGCTATATTGCGCAAGGTTTTTAAACCCTTCCTTCATTCCATTTAAAGCGCCATATATAACAAAGCTTGCAAACATGTACTTCGCAGTCGTTCCCAATGTTCTTAATGCGCCGCCTAATCCTCTTGACGCATTCGACATTCCATCCATTGATTTTTTACTTTTTCCAAGAAGTGGGATTCCTGTTTTGAACTTTTGAATCAACGCGCCAAATGTACCAGATGTCTTTCGTATCGCTGGTGTAATTTTTTTAAATGTAGAAAACAGTCCACCTAATGTCTTTGATACCATTCTTGCCGTTTTACTAACAACCGGTATATTTCCAAAAGCATTTCCTATACTTTCTTTCATTCGTTTTGCCGTTGCAACTGCAGACCCGCCGACATTCCCAATTGCACTTCCTGTATTGTAACGCACGTCTTTACCAAGTCCCTGCATTCTCAATCTATTAGCACTATAGCTTTCCTGTGCTTTTTTCGCCTTTTCGATTTCCTGCGTCAGCTTCTTATATTCTTCACTGCTTTTCTTAATGCCTGTCGCATCCATATCTCTTTGCTTTTCCTGCAGTCTTTTCAGCACTCGTTCTGTTCTTTCTATGTCTTCTGCATTTTGCTTGTATTCATCTGTCTCTACCTTGATTCCTGCTGCTATTTGCGCCTGTTTTACATAACTTTTTACACCATCAGAAATTCTCCCAAAAAAAGTTAGACTTTTCATATCTTTTGCCATGCTTTTAAGCATATTTTTCATGTTCTGAAATTCCTTCATTCCAGAATCACTAGCTGAATTCGAAGTTGCTTTTTTCACTTGGTTCATTTCCTTTTTTACTGCGTCAGCCAACGATTTTGCTTCCGTCTTTGCCTTCTTGCTTTCATCCGCAAAAGACTTCGAGTCTCCTTCTATTACAACACGCATTTTTTCTAATTCAATACTCATTTCTCACCTCCTCACCGCACGAATAGGTGTAACTATTCTTCATATCCCATTCTTTTATTGTATTCCATTGCATATTGTGCTCTTCTTTTCTTATACTCTTCGAATTGCTTTTCCTCGCTTCTGTTTTTATATTCTTCCTTTTCTTTTTCAAACAGCTCCGGGAAAGCGTCCCACTCTCTTACAATCTCTTTCTGTTTATCATCAATGAGTGTAATCATTCTGTCTCTTATTAAATCTGCAAGAAGAAATTGCATAGATATCTTTTCCTTGATTTTCTCTTTCTTTTTGCGATTATAAGCATATATCATGTCGTTGACTTCCTTGATTGAACTTCCCCAGAAAGTTTCTGCCGGAACATCGCACTCCAATGCATTGTAATACATTTCCGTTATATATTCAGATGTTAGATTTCTTCTGCATCCTCCATCTTTTCCTGAATCTCCTCCATCTGATTTTGCGTAAAAAAACCAGATACAGACAATATCGGCATTATAACGCTCGATAATAGTTTGATCTGGCTTCCACCATTTTCTACATATTCGTCATATAGATTTTGAACCTTTTTAAAATCTATCTTGTGATGATACTTTTGCGCAGCCGCTTGGATTATCGTTAACATAATCGCCAGTGGCGGAATGTCGTCTGACGTGATCACTTGCAATAAATTCCTTCTGTATTTGTCTTCTAACTTGCAGATAGCACTTGTTGTTAATTTTAAGTGCAGTTCCTTTCCTTCTACAATTTCCCAAACCGCATATGGCTTTCTTACTTCTTTTTTCCCTTCGCTATCTTCTGTTTTCTTTACTTCATCTTCTTTTACTTCGTCAAATCCCGATAAACTTTCCACGTCTCATTTCTCCTTGTATTTTTATTTATGCATCTGGATCTGTAATATTCAATCCTGATTGCAAAGACATTGATACATTCAAATCAATCACTCCATTTACTCCTCCACCTGTTCTTTTTAATGCTACCTGTGCATCAAATTCCGTCGTGGTTCCATCTTTAAGTGTTTCCTTGAAACTTAAAATCTCTTTGTTTTTTTCAGCATCTCTTAACAGCCGATATGGAGATTCTGCATCCGTGTTGTAATACTTAAACACATACGTCATATCTCCTGCATCCCCGACTCCATTTTCGTATTGTTTTACTTCATCTTCTAGGGTCGTATTCTCAATCTTTTCTGGTTCTACTCCCATTTCTGGAATTTCCTTTAACCCCTTTAGCTTTTTAAACGTTTCTTCACCTTTCTTCTTGAACTCCAGTTTTGCTCCATTCGCCAACATCGCTATCAACCTCTCTTTCTTTAACGTCCTCCATTCCAGTACACCATTTCTGTATCAATATCAATGATTCCTTCATAACGCATTTGCTTATGCCTCATTCCAGATTGTTCTGAGATATCACTGCATCCAGTCCTTACGAGTCCTAACTCCGAAATCTTTTCATCTATCTTAATCGCGATTTTCGAAATGCTTTTATTATCCCAAATATCAATCCGGAATCGAACATAGCTTTTTTCTTCTTTGTCCGTTTTTTCATACACGGAATTTTCTTCTTCTGTGTACTGGATTGCAGGCATCCTTGCCCAATCATTCGGATATACATCCGATACATTGTCATTTACCTCTAATAATTTTGAATAAAATTTATCCTTTATATTGATCATATCGCATTTTTCGCTCCGTTCATTGTTTCCAGCTTTATCAAATGCTCAATTTTTTCTTTATTATTTGCAAACGCCGGATATAAAAATGGTTGAGCCGGTTGTCCAGTGCATTGATAAAATTTTCCATCTTTTGTATCAATCGAAAACCAATTGTATTTTTCCGCCAAATCAATATCTATTTGACTTTCATGTATCCACCAAGGACTATTCACATAAGAAGGTGTTACATTCGGAGATATTCCACTATGTTCTTGAGCTCCTTTTGGACCCGTTCCCAATTCCACATAAGGTCCATATTCTTCGTTGGTATAAACAACTCCTCTTGCTCCAGTGCCTATTTTTTCTGTTTTTGCAAAAATCCTATTTTTTAGGTTTCCTGTTTCCGTCGATGCTAACATTTTTGCATTCGCTTGAACCATTTTCGTTGCGTTTGAAATACCTTTTACAAGACTATCTTGCATAGCTTTAGCTGAATCATTTAGCTGCCTACATAATTTATCCGTACCTCTTACACTCAAATTTTCTCTACCTCCATATAGATAGGCTGATACGGCTTTATTGAAATAATCTGGTAATCTGGATCTTTTTCTCTTCCCGAATCCAGACAAATTCCATCTCCTTCACACAACGAAAATCCATTAAATTGATAAATTATTTTTCCTTCTTGCTCAATGATTTTGTATTTTCCTTCTATTTTGCAATTCTTAATATAATTTATTCGATTTCCATATTGTGCTACCTGTAACTTCCCGGAAGCCGGCCACACTTCTCCTTTTACCGGTTTTGCGTTTTTATAAGTGATTACCGGGCTTCCTTCTTCATCTTTCTCAACAACTTTATTTTTTAGATAAATCTGTTGCATCCTACTTCTTCTCATGCGCACAACCACCACACCTCGCTAACCTATACCGCTTTAAAATATCATATATATGTTTCGGGGCAGAATCGAAGCTATAACTTTCTCCCGCTTCGCTTCTCCCAGTTTCACCTTCTGTCCCCATTCTGTTATATGATATTAATGCTAAATCTCTTTTTGGTTTTTCAAGTGCTGGAATCATGTGTGTTCTGTTTGTATATGACAAAACAAACTCTTCTGCATCTTCCAAGAGCAACTCGATCAAATCAGTGCTACTTTCTCCGGTGAGTTTTTTCAATCTCGCAATACTTTCCTCACTTTGCATTAGTTCTCACCTTCTAAAATCTTTAAAAGTTCCTCTTTTTTCAAGGCATCACACCCCGGTACTCCTCTTTCTTTTGCAATCGCACGAAGATCTCCTACATTCATTTTCGAAAGATCGTTTTGTTCTCCTGTTTCATTTTCACAATGTTCTGTCTCTTCTTCGATTTGAATAATCTTTTTGATCTTCTCCTTATCGTCGTTTACGATATAGAGACCGGGTTCCTTTTTCGCCAATTTAATTACATCTCCGTTTAAACACTCTGTTAGGACTTTATTTTTTTTATTGTATATAAAAGACATTTCTACCCCTCCTTATTTTGAATTTGCTGTTAATACGGCAATACATTTACTTTGAAATACTTTCGCCCCATATACATGCAGTCCTTTTACCGCATCAGAAAATCGTTTCTCCGGTCTGTATGCCTCTGTTTCTAAGATCTGTTCTGCATACGATCCGGCTTCATTTGTTCCTGCGATAATCTTATATTTTGCTTTTTCTACGTTCGGCACATTATTAGATACATAAATTGTAAATCCCGCTGCCTGTCCAACTTCTCCGCCTTCCAAAATTGCTTTATTGTAATCCGTTCCACTTCCAACAAAGCGTTTATCTTTCAGGAGAAGTCCGTGGAACCATGCAGGAATTACCGCCCATCTTCCAACCGTTGTTACATTTGCTTCCGTAAGTTTTGTTCCTAAGTCAACTAGATGGTCATACGCATTATCTACCGTTATAACAATTGGAGATTCATCCGTTCCGATTTGATTATCTCCATGCACATTTACCGCAAGAAGATTTGCCGCAAATTGATCCACTACGTCATTCATTGCATACGCCGCGCGCTGCATTGCCGCATCCATAAGCTTCGGATTTGTTTGAGCGTTGTCCACATCGTCAACAGACATATTAAAATATTTCGCCTGATCAATCGTAAGTACCTGCTGCTCTCCACTCAAATCCTCCGGCGCATCAATATCTTCTCCTTTTGTGTAATTTTTTACTGTTACATCTCCGATCTGATTTACCTTTACCGTATCTCCATAATTTTTAATTTCCCCTTCATAATCTCTGTTTAATAAATTCAAATAAACATGTCTCCTGTCCAAATGTGCTAAAAGTCGCGCGCTCCAAATTGTTGGGATAAAATTTTTCACTGACATATTATATTACCTCTCTTTCTTATTTCCATTCTTTCATTGATTCGTTGATCGAATCCCAATTTTTATTAATTTCTGCTGGTGTCATCTTCGAAACCTGTTCCTTCGTAAACGCCACATTGCCATTTGCTCTCTTTGGTGGTTTTCCACCCTTTAATCGTTCTTCCACTGCTGCTTCCACTGCATTTTGAAATGCTTTTTCTATAGTTTCAATTGACTTGTTGCATGCATCGGCATCTGAATAGTCTAAAATCTCTGCAAGGCTTGCGGGAAGTTTCTTCTCCGATAATGTGTTTTTAGCCTCCGCCATCAATTCTTTTCTCGTGACTGCTGCTTCTCTCTCAGAGATTTCTTTTTCTTTTTTTTGCTGTAAATACTGTTCTTTTTGTTCCTTTGTCATGCGTGCAAGTTTTTCTGCTTCCGAAAGCTTATCATCAGTTAAACTTTCCCATTTCTCTTGCGCTTCTGAAACTGCTTTTTTTACTGCTTCTTTCATTCTTTTTTCAAATTCTTCTTTGTTTCCGTCTTTTTCGATGAAATCGTCGAACGACTGACCTTCTTCTCCTGTTCCGTCTGGTTTTTTCCCTTCATCGCTCTCTCCATCATCCGAGAAAAATTGCAGTGCTAACGGAAATCTTCTCTTTTCATTTTGCATAATTTAAACTCCTTTCGTTATTGTTTTCGCTATTTAACGGATAACTCCGAGACATTCCGACCACCTCCCACCTAATTTCTTTCATAAAAAGAACACCTACCATTTCTGATAGATGTTCTTTGTTTTTACATTCCCAATATTTCAAATTCCTGCCAAATATCTTTTAATAATTTTTCATTTACTCTATGGTTATTTACCATATCTTCTGCATTATCATAATACGTCCCTTCTCCATCCGGGCATTCCGCAATGAACGGAGTTCCATCCGTCGATATATTATATCGAATTCCGTACAGCCTAAACTCTATATCAAGCCCCATATCAACTGCATCCGTCAATTCTTTTAAACTCTCAAGCCTGTCTCCCAATTCCATCACCCTCTCTATAAAATATCAGCATTTGCTATTTTATCTCCTAATTTTAACGGCATATCATGCACCTCATCTCTTTTTACGCTCGAATCATTCAATTCTTTCCATCCATGTCTATGTGGCACAACTGGATGTTTTACTGCATTGCCATGATCCGTTAAGTCTATATCCAGTCTTGGCTTTCCCGTCTTTCCGTAATATCTTCTTTGAACTATTTTCCCATTTTCATATTTATCAAATATACTGTTCGGTGCGTTTTCAAATGGTACTTTATGAACTTCCCCGGAGCTTATGTTTTCTTGACATTTTTTCTGCCAATTTACATCTTTGTATGCTTCTTTCATTTCCTTCCAGGTTTCATTTTTATTATACTTCATATCTCGAAACTTAGCAAAAGATTCTAAATCTTTTTGATTTCCCAAAACTTCTTTATAAGATTTATATTGTTTTTTATCTGCAGATTCACCCTTTATCTTTTTCTCTACAGTCTTTGCTGCCTTTTTCCCTTTCACATATCTGTTATACCACTCACTCCACGTCATGTTCGCCGGTACAAAAATGTTTTCTCCAGTCTCTGGATCTCTCGCACGTGCTTTCATGGTTTTTAATACTTCTTCTGATATGTAAGCAATTGTAGTAGATCTACAAAACGGATGCATAGGCGGATAATTTGTTCCTACTAAAGCATCTTCAAGCCTGATGCGCATTTTATCCATATTTCTGCATATAGTCGATGTTTTTAAGTCCAGTGTCGCTACAAATATATATTCCTCTATCCCACACTCCTTATACGACTCAATTTCAAGTTGGCCAACAATATAAGCGCTTTCTGTCCTGACTAATCTTCTCGCCTGATAACTTCCAACTAAAAATTGATTTTCCAGCTCTCTTGCAACTTCCCTAAGTGGCTTTCCAGTCATAATCAAAACAGTCAATTGCTCTTTTAATTCCTGCGCAAGTCTATCTGTATTCTTCCAGATACGTTTTGAATAATTTTCTCCCGACCACTTTGCGTACAACGCTTTCGCAATCTTGTTTTCATCTATGTTTGCGAATCGAAATCCTATTTCTGTATAGGACTGCAAATCAAACACCGACTTGTAATATGCCTCTATTCCTAAATCTGTGTAAAAGTTAGTCGAAATTATTTTTTCCTGTTGATATACAGAAAACATCATCGAATCAATTTTATCTTGCAGTTGTTTTAGTCTCCTTATTCTGAATTGATATGCAGGAGCTTCTAATTTGGCAAGAAGATCTTTCTTCTTTTTATTATCTTTTTCTGCTGCCAGTAACCTTTTCAGCTCTTCGATATCCTCTTTCTTTTTCATTCTTGACAAAAGATCTAAAGCTTCTTTCTCTGTAAGTTCATATTTATCTACATATTTATCAAAAATTTCTTCCGCTTTATAAATCAAATATCTGCTTGCTTTCGCATAAATATCTGCTATCTGTTTTGCGTTTTTCTCTGCCTCCTCCATATACTCAAACATTCTCTGAGATTTTCTTTTTTTCCAATAAGAAAGTGTTTTTTTATTCATCTATATCAGCATCTTCCTCTTCTTTCGGAATTGTATCTTCCGGAGCTGTATTTTCATTTACAGAAAATACTCTTCTTTGCGCTTCTACGTTATCTTCTTTTTCCTTCTTAACATTTTCTACTTCCGCATCCGGATCTTCCACAAATGGCAATAGCTGTATCAACGTCCTGGTGCTTACTTTTCCATCAAGATTTGCAATTATCTGTGCTGTTTCAACTAGATTTTTCGGTAACGCCCTACTGAATACAGGTATGATAGAATCGGACTCCATAGAAATCGCCTTTAATTCTAGGAAATTACAGAAAAGTCGTATTCGTTTTCTTAATCCCTTCCTGTAATATCGTTCTTTTATTTTTGTTACCATTTCCAGTCCAAGCAGTTTGTATTCCATTGCCACACCGGATGTATTTCCACTGAAATTTTCATCTGTCAGATTTGGAATATGACTAAATGTATAAATATCTTCTTTTATCGCTTTCCTAAGCGTTTCTGCACCTGTTTCATCCAATTGCCTCGTTAGGTACTCCGCTCGCGCATCCTGGTCCATTTCCAGTAATTTCTCAGACTTTAACTTCTTGTGCGCTTCTTTTGATTCATCTTCGGTATCTCCAAGCAGCGAACCATATATCACAAGTATCGCATCGATGAATTGTTCCTTATCATTCACCCTGTCCGCCATTAGCATATTGTATGCATCTATTAACCCGATTTGTTGTTCAAAATCTCCGATGTTGAACTTGTTGTTTTTGTACTCTGTGATCGGACACTCTCTCATATTGTGAGCAACGCCTTGTTCTTCCGGCATCGCTTGTTCTTCGCTGTAATCTGTCGAAAGCTCAAAATTATAGATTAAGTTTTCTGTGCATACAGTCGCTATGTATTTTTCTTCATTTGTCGCAGAATTTCTTCGAATGTAGTAATACACCCCGAATAATTCTTTTTGTTCGATGGAGTCATCCTGTACAATAAACGTATTTTCCGATTCCAGGTTTCTCGTCATCAACTCCGACTTTCCTTCTGCTGCATATGTATAATCATAGGCAACTCCATATATTGACTGCATCAGAGCGTTATCATTGTCTGTGTCATCTACTTCAGCTACATCAAACGCTTTCATCAGTGCCTCTATATCATTTTCTCCTGTGTTGTTATATGTTATTGGATTTCCCATAAAATACCCCGATGCTGTATCGGTAATATCTTTCGCATGATTGCATACCGTTTTTGCATTCGGAGCATTATTTTCCCTCTCTTTATCCGATATCGCATGCTTTCCATCATAATATTCCTTATTCTTCCTTAATTGTGGAACTATATATTTGCGATGTTTACTGATTAATTGTACAATCAACCTTTTATCAAGATTTTCTTCGTCGTATTTATCTCTTGGATAAGTAAGGCTACAAAGCATATTTTTCTCCTCTCTACTGGAATCCTAGTTTTTTCTTGTCTTTGACTCTTGCTTTTTGATTATTTAAAATCGTATAACAGAAATACCTTACGGCATCCATTGCATGATCCATTGTTTTTATCGGCTTGTCTTCTCCGCGTTCTGCTGCTTTTTTATCCCATGCATAGGAAGCAAATTCTTTTCTAGTATTCACACACGATTCAGAAAAAATAATTTTTTCTTGATTCAAAAGCATTCCCACAACACGAATACCGTCTTCTACATCATTTTTTGCTTTAATGACTGAAAATCCAGCTTTTCTTAACGAAGCGATGAAAGATGCAGCTGACGGGTCTACGATTACTGCTTTTATTTCCGTTCCGTCCAAAAACTCTTTAAAATCCTCTACATACTGATTATCTGTCTTCTGTTCTTCTTTTTCTCTTCCGGAATAGTAGTACTCTCGGATACAATACCATTTCCCGTCTATTCCTTTATTCCACAAAAGAAAAACTGTTGCATTTTGTGTACCGTAATCTACGCTTACGTATCTTCCGGAATTAGTTAAACTTCTGAAAAATTGCAATATATTCTGCACATGTTTCTCTTCTGAAAACATGTCGTAAATAATTCCTTCGGCAACAGCCCACAATCCACGTATATACCGCTTGTAAAATACACCAGTATACATCGAACGGTATCTTTCTTTTACTTTCTCACTTAGACTCAAATTATCATCCATAGTGAAATGTATATATAATAATCTCTTCAGAACAATGTTCTGCTTTTTTAATTCATCCGCTTTTTTCTTTCCCAAGAACCCAACACTCTTATCAATCCAATTTACTTTAAACCAGTGATACGGACCATCAGGATTGCAGTTAAACCAAAATTTAGATCCATCCACCGAGCACCTACCAGTAGCTTGGTTTACAAAGCTTTCAGGCATAAGTGCTACCTCATCAAAAAAACAGCCCGCGAGAGTGATGCCTTGTATCAAATCTTGTGACCGTTCATCTTTTCCACCAAATATATAAAAATAGTTTTCTATTCCATTTTTAGATACTACAATCAGATTGTCCGATCTGTGGTCCACTACTCCATAACCTCTGCTTTTCAGCATTAGTTTTAACCAAAACAGTACATTTCTCCTGAATGAACCAATCGTTTTTCCGCACATTCCGAAGTTTTGCCCGGAAAAAGTGGTCATCGCCCACATTACATAAGACAAAGACATGCTGACTGTTTTCCCCGATCTGATTGCTCCATCCGCTATGATTCCATCCCATTCACATACTGGTGATGTCGGAAGCCACCATGTTAGTACTTGTTTCTGCTTTTTAGAAAAGGGTTCAAACTTAAATATTTGTTTCGTTGATGCTTTTCTTCTATTTTTCATTTCAGATATTGTTCGCTTTAATGATTGTATCTTATCCATCATCACTCCAAACATCTTCCACAGTTTTATTCATCGCTTCTATAAATCCATCATCTTCCTTAACATTAGACTGTCCATTTTGTTTCAATAACTCTAACTCGAATTTCATTGTTTCCAGTTCCAGATGTGCATCGTCATATCCAAATTTGTGTAAAGAATCAATTGCTTTTTGCTTTCGCGCTTGGACTCTCGTGAGGGCATCTTCTATTGTTTGTACCTGTGATAAAATCCCTTCGTATTCTTTCAGATCAGTCCATTCCCCTCTTTCATGTCCTGCTGCATACCTCGTTACCATCATTCCTGTTGGTATCTTCACATCTCCACTCGTATATTTCTCGCATTCCGTTTCTTTCAATAATTGAATCCGCTTCAACATTCTGTGTTCTCGGACTGTTAAGAGCTGTATTTCCTGTAGTAAAAGCTGTTCTTTATCCTGCGGTATTACCTCTAATAGTTCTTTCTCCTCTTGATTTAATGTATCAAAAAAGAGAGTTTCAAACTCTCCTGTTTTTAACGCATTTTTGTTGTGTCTCGGTGGCGCTCCTCCTTTGTTCCCTGCTGCATTTTTATTTCCTAGTTGACCACCTTTTTGTTTAGTAGCGTTACTATTATCATTTGGTAACGTTACTTTATCCCATCTATCTTGATTTTTCCATTTTCTGACTTGTTCTTCCGACACGTTTAATTCTTCCGCAATGTCTTTAAGAAGGCGTGTTCTTCCACTTTTAATCCATAATTCTTTCGCCTTATCTCTATTTGGACTTCTCGGTCTCGCCAAGCCTCACCACCTCTCATTCGTGTTTGTTTTTAAGTAATAAAAAGACACCCCGCAATCTGCAAGATGTCTCTCTATATAAAAATATGTTTATGAAATGTATGTTCGAGTTATTTCCAATTTCTCTGATTACCATTTTATCACATTGCTTATTCTTTTCAAGTCCTGTTTATTCCATTTTTGTCCTATTTATTCCACTTTTTCAAATTTTTAATTTCACAAGTGCATTGCTATGTATTTTATGTACCCTACTTTTTTTCAGGTTCATTTTATCGTATATATCTTCCCAGTCTTCGTATAATTGCAAATAGCGTAAATCAAGAACTTTCACTTCGTTTGGATCCGAAAGTTTTTCTATTTTCTTCCGTATGTCCATTCTAATATCTAGTTCCTCATTCTTTAGATTCATATATGTTTCTTCCAATTCTTCCAGCTTTGCAGCATAATCGGATAAATCACTTTTACCTCCTGCTGCCTTTGGCATACCATCCTGTACGACAGAAGGACAGATTTTAGATAAGCGATATTCATTTACGTCCAATCCCGCTCTCTCTGCTTTTTCACGGATTCTCTTATATGACCACAAATATTCTTTCTTTTTCTCATTCTCCTTTTTGATTTGTTCCTTGTCCACCGGCACCACCTCCCTTATGTATTTTTCTGATATAGTCCATTACCTCGATGCTTTGATATGCTTCGTGCTGCATCTGACGTTTTGCACTTTCTGACGGTCCCCGCTTTATAATATCATCAAAGGTATTTTCTTCGTCCAGCTTTGCTTGCTTCCGTGTTCTTCCATAGCTCAAATTATCACTTCCCTTCAAATTTTATATTTTTTTAAAAATAGCGTTAGATTTTTCAAGTTCGCGTGTATATATAGTAGAGGAGCCTATAATACTGTGAGGTCGGGGCAACGGCACTTAAGACCGTGCTCCGCTGCCCTCTTTAAACGCTTTGCTCCGTCGTATATATGCATACAAATCTTCAATACCCTG